ACGTCACCATTGATTGAAGAATCAAGATCGTCTGTAATGCCACTGTAGTTAGATCGACGACACACAATAATCAAAGTATTAAGAGATGACCACCAACGATCAATTTGTTCAAGCGCTGATTGATCGGTTTCACGGCACATTACGGTTGAATACGCACTTTCACAAGGGTATGCACGATCAAACACAACGCTTGTTCCAAGTTGTTCTCCTAATTGTTTCACAAAATCAAATGTACGCGGATCGGCAAACCGTAATTCATTCAAAAATCGATCTTTTTTCGTAAATGCCTTGGGTTCAAGAGTCTGTCGAGTGAGTTTACCATCACTATCTTTTGTCTCAGCAACCCAAAATCCAATATCATCTTGTCGAGCAATTTCGCGCACTTGATGGCGCACTAAATCAAGATTAGCACCGACTGCACCCCGATCTAAATCTCGACCTTGACGAAGACCTATGCTTTGTTGATATGCGGCATGTTCCCACGATGCTTTGAAGTACATCGCACCCATCTTTTTTGCAAGAGCTTGAGCAATTTGCGTTTTGCCACAACGATCTGGCCCAACAAACATGATAACTCGTTGCATCATTTTGACCTCTTGAAATACTTGAACGTCTCTTCTTTCCATGTCACATCGCTGTCTTGTCTCGCGATATCAAACATGATCTTTGGAAAATCTAACTCAGACATTACATAAAATTGTATGCCGCGTTGGTTGAAGTATACACGTGCTGCACTCCATTTTGCTTCATTGATGGGCGTCACACCTTTCATAGCATAAGCAGGTTTGACTTCATACACTGCATGACGACTTGGCACGTAAAAATCAACGCGATATGTCCGATCAGCACCATTGAACACATATGGAACAATGAAGCACTCATAATCAACATCAATGTTAAGCGATAACCCCTCACTCTCAAGATGTTTCATGAATGAATACTCGAGTAGACTACGAAAAAACTTGTCTTTGTAGTAACCCTTAATGCTCTTTCCACCTTTCGTATACACCTTGCCATACGCAGGATTATTTGACCCACGCGCATGTAATGACTTGTTCTCGCGCATTTTCCTTGCTAGATCAACGCCATGCACTTCTTCAAGTGTTTTACCAGTCTTTTCTTTGGCAAAACGTTTCAAACCGTGTACATGATCATGACGCCCATACATCGGATTATTTTCTCCCGACGTAGCTAGTGATGTTGCGTCGCGATGATGCTCTTTTCTACGAAGTGCTTCTTCTTCGCCGTATTTACTGACCCACCATTCCCACGTTGTTTTATCATTAAGAAAATTACGCCTAATATTGTTAGCATATTCATACTTCATTCTACATGACTTATTACAAAAAGTTGGTGAGGTATAAAGACCTTCAACCCAACGATCAATGTGTTGATGACAACCTAAACAATCAAACACTTGACGACGTTTAGTGCCATCAACACAACATCGACACCATCGACTTACAAATCTACCTTTTCCACTCAATGACCATGGGTCAAACGTAGATCCACAACCTCCGCACAGTGACATGAATCACCGCCTCTCCAGAGCTTGACCAAGGATGAAGCCGATGCTAAACACCGCGACCACGATCAGGACGGCGAGCCACATCAGCCCACCTCCCCTGCGTCGAGTGCCGTCAATAGCAACCTCCCAATGACATGCTTGCGAGCGTGTGGGTTGCCCAACCACGTCAGCGCCGCGGCGCGCAGTGTGACACGATCGGATGCAAAATTGCGCTCGATCGCCGTGGTAGTGATCAGCTCCTGTAGCTCCTTGAGGAGCGGAAGCAACGTAGAGTCATCTTGTGTTCCAGTAGCGACGGAAACCAACCGCCCGGCGGACGCCGGCGACTTGACGAGCCACGCCATCAAGTACGACAACATCGTCAGCTCGCGCTCGGTGAAGCCACCCATCAGCCCACCTTTGCCCGGGTCCCGCACCACGAACGTCACGCCGGGTGGCAGGGTGCTCGCCGCTCCGGCCTGTATGCCGGGATTGTTGACGTAGTCAATGTTGTGCTGTGCCAACGTCACGTTGGCAGGCACCTGTGATCCCACGACGGTGATGGGCGATTGACGCGCCTCGAGTTCATCGGCCGCCTTCGACGCTGCCAAGGCCAGCTCTCGCAGCTCGTCCTTCGTCATGTAGCGGGCCAGTCCCACTTCGGTCGGCGCGCCGGGCCTATGCTCAACGTTGAACTTGTCCGAGCGCAGCGTCAGCATCGCTGTCCCCGGGCCGAGCGCCAGCGTCACTTCGTCCCCCGAGGGACTCTTGGGCTTGTGGAACTTGGTGTCGAAGGCGATGAGCATGGAGCAACCTCTTGGAGCCTGCGTAGGCGTAGTAGCTCAATATTACTACGGCGCCGAGGTAAAAGAACACCTTGGCGATGGGCCGGGTTTCGTCGTTGACAAAGAACTCACCCAGCATCCAGGTGATGTTGGCGCTGATCCAACAACACACCGCGACATCGTGGACAAAGTCGGCCATCGAATGGCGACTGTCGTAGGCGATCTTGATGGCCAACCCCAACGTCGGCAGGATCGCCGCCATGCCCACCCAACGCCAATGGTTGACCCACGACATGTCCTTGAGGAGCCACATGACAATGTGGGCCTTCTCGATCCACTTGATGTCGCGCTTGCCTTCTTCGGTGTCGGGTACGTGGAACATGTCGAGAAAGTCCATGGAATTGACCCTAATTATTCACCCGCATCACCCGGCGATGAGCCTCAACTTGAAGGCCGCAGTTGAAAAGCCGAACTCATTGCGTTCCACCTCACCCGCATAGAGGACATAAGGTTCGAGCAGCTCCTTCTTGCCCCACACGTTGAGCCGCAGGGGCTTGCCGACCTGCCCGGTGACGAAGGCCTGCAGGTAGGCCTTGCCATTCTTCGTCTTCTTCATCACGCCGGCGACAGGTGACCCACCCTTTTTTGGTGCCGACAGCGTGGTGACCAACCAACACAGCGCCGTCGAGCCCACCTCGAGGTCTTCGATGGGCCCGACACCGTTACGGGTGAAGGCCTCAAAGTACTTGGGGTCAAACATCGTCATCACGTCGACGGTGCCGAAGTAGTCGGCCTTGAACTCGGCGAGCTGCTTCCGCGTCCACTCGTCACCGTGGGTGTCGGCCAGGCGCCGCGCCAGCTCGAAGAAGTTCTTGCGGCCCTCGTGGGGATCGCCCTTGTTCGACCGCTTGATCAGCGCGGCGTGCTCGCGGGTGATCTCGACGGTCTCCTCGACACCCTTGCGCTTGCGGGTCACCGTCTCAACGTACTCACCCATCAGCGTCTCGTGCATGTGGTGGTACGACTTGAAGACCTTGTCGGGGCCGATACAGCCCACGCTGTCGAGCGCCTGTACCTTGATCAGCGCCTCGAGGGCGCGACGGTTGAACTTGCTGGGGCGCCACGAACCGTCGTCGTTCCACAGCATCTGCTCGATCGACTCATAGGGACGCTGCGACATGATCTCCTCGACGGCGGAGTCACCCACCCCCTTGACCGACGTCATCGACGGCATCAGCTTCTTGCCGGGCAGCACCGTCCACCCCAACTGCGCGTGGTTGATGTCGATGGGCACGATCTGGTAGCCCAGGGCCTTGACCTCGCCGAAGGCCTTGGCGCGCTTGTCGGGGGTCGTCGACATCGCCTCGAGGTAGGCGCACAGCCACTGTTCCTCGTGGTGGGTCAGCATCCACGCGCACCAGTACGAGACAATGCTATACCCACACGCGTGGGCGCGATTGAACCCATAGCCGCTCATGAAACATATCGTCTCGTACATCTTGCGAGCTGTCGCTTCAGGCACGCCGTTCTTGACCGCGCCGGAGACAATGCTGTCCTCGAGCTCCTTCACCTTCTTCTTGGCGGCCTCACCTCCCGAGATGCTGCGCTTCATGATGGCACGGCGCACTTCGTCGGTCTCGGCCATGGGAAAGCCGGCGACCTTGTTGACGAGAGCCATCACAGATTCCTGAAAAACCAACAATCCTCGCGTTTCTTTCAGTGTCTCATTGATCAGCGGGTGACCCCAATCGTAGGGTGTGTGCTCGTGCTCCAACCACAGCTTGTCGACGTGGGCGGCCAATGGGCCGGGACGATAGATCGACGTCAAGGCGGCGATGTCGATGATCGACTTGGGCTTAGCCTTCTTGAACAGGCGTTGGGCGCCTTGACCCGTACATTGAAAGATGCCCGACCACTTGCCTTCGGCATAGACCTCGTAGACCTTCTGGTCGTTGAAGTCAATGACATCGGGTGCCATGTGGGCGTCGTACCACGCCTTGATGTCGGGAAAGGTGGGCTTGGGATTGCCTTCCTTGATCAGGATCAACTCAATTGCGCGCTCGATATAGCGCAAAGTTTCAAGACCCAAGAGATCGTACTTAAGAAACGCACCAATATATTCTAAATGTTTAAATCCCACGCCTTCTACCCAGGGCGATTGAGGTTCACCGTGACTAGCGACCAGCGGCATCTTGTTAGGCAGGTCATCAGTTATGAGAACACCTCCAGCATGACGTCCTAAACTACGATTTTGCTTGAACAGGATCTTGATGCTCTCGGCGACCTGCGGGTACTTGTCGATGAAGGCCTTGAACGACGGGCTATACAACATCGCATCATCAAAAGTCAGTGTGAAAAGGTTCTTGTCGTCGCTTTCCTTCATCGTTGCCTTGCGAACTTCGTCTTCCACTGTCCTTGTTGCTGCATTGGTCTCCTCGAAGGGCACGCTGTAGAACTTGCCGATGTCCTTGACCAGCGTCTTCAGCTTGAAGGTGTTGTAGTTGCTGATCGGGACGACGTTCTCAAAGCCGAAGAAGTTGCGTAGTTGCTCGAGCACCTTGTCGCGATCGGCGAGATCGCTGTCGATGTCCGGCGCACCTTTCCTGTAGATCGAGAGAAAGCGAGAAAATGGGAGCTCCCACCTCAACGGGTCGAGGTCAGTGATGTAGAGCACGTAGGCGACGAGACTTCCACCACCACTGCCTCTCCCAGGCCCACATAGTACCACTTTTCGCGCCAACTCCATGATTTTCTGGTATGACACGAAATAGTCGGCATTCTTCATCGCCTTGATGACGCCCAGCTCCTCCTTCAACCGCTCAACGTAGGCAGGCTTGTCCTGCAATCCCCTCTTGGTCAGGCCCTCCTTGCACAGTTTGACGAGGTGATCGAACGACTTGGTGCCCTTCGGGATCAGCCGCTCATTCGGAAACTTGGGTGACCGATCGGGCGGCACCGGGCCGATGACTTGGTGGGCGATGTCGTGAGTGCGTTCAATTGCATCAGCGACGAGATCGTCATCATAGAACGACGTCCCCACCTTCGAGCGCAGGTACTCATCCCACACCTGCGATGCGTTCTTCGGGTACAGCTCACACTTCAGCTCGTCCCTCGACTTGGGCAGCGAATCGGCGTCGATTCCCTTCGCATTCATCCAGCCGAGCTTCTTGTACAGCTCGCGCTCTTTCCACAGCTCTGGCCGTGGATAGTGGGAGTCGGCGGTGACGATAAGTTGCTTGGTGACGCCTGCTCGGCGAGCGAACTCGATGATGGCTCGATTGACGAGGTTCTGTGCGGGTAGTTTATTGAACTGCAATTCGAGGTAGTAATTGCCTTCGCCCAGCACCGACGTCATCAGGTCGTAAGTGTTACCGACACCAGTGATGCACTTCTCCAGTGTGGTAGGATCGTCGAGCAACGCCTGGTTTAGGTCGTCGAACTTCAGCTTCTGCACCTCTTGAAAGACGCTGTATGCAGGCTGACCCGCAATGCAGGCAGACGAGGCAATGATGTTGCCTTCCTTACAGGCTTCCCGCAGCATCTTGGCATCAAGCCTCGGGAAACGGTAAAATCCGGTCAAATAGCTCTGCGACACCAGACCGAAGATCTTCAGTAGACCAGCAGGGTTCTTGGGTAGTAGCACGAGGTGATGCCGACGATTGACAGGATTGAAGTGCTTGGTGCTCTTCGATTCTGACTCGTCCTCAAGCGTGAGGGCGTTGGAGACTTCAATTGACTCCGACTCGTCATCGCCGTCAGTATTGACGACGAGCTTGGTCTGCAGGATCTCGAGCTTGGTGCGTAGCTTCTTGGCGGCGGCCTTGTCGATGGTGGCTTGATCAGCGGCGGCCTTATCTCGAGACCATTGCGCCAAATCGGGATGAAAGTACGCCTCGACGCCGGGAATATACTTGAAGGGCTTGTCTTTGTGCTCAGTGTTCCACTTTTCTGCCCAGAGCATGGCATGCGCATAAGCAGAGCAGTTACCATGGTCCGTGATAGTATGCGCGTCCAAACCGTTTTCCATGCACCAGATGAAGTGTTCATCCGGATACCCAAGTCCATCGAAGGGACTAAACCCTGTATGAGCGTGTAGACCAACAAACTTCTTCGGAACGCGTGACATGTTTTATTGTACCTTAGACGTACGTTCAGCTCGTCGCTTCGCCCAATATTCAAGACGTTTGATACGCATCTTCTCAAGCGTTTCAGGCTTCTGTTTACGACCGTACATCGGGTTTCCTGATCCGGTCGTCCGTTCACTCTCCTGTTGTCGTTGTTCAGCGCTTTGCTTCCGACCAGTGGCTTTTAGAACGATTTTTTGTCTGACCTCTTCGGTCGGTGAAATACCACCTTTCCCACCCTCGTTCATATTGTAGCCCAGTTTAGTCGTATTCAACTCTCGGATCAACCGAGTTTCTTCGATAAACGCTTCCTCTTCAGTGGCGTGCTCACTGACGACCTGAAAGTCAAAATTCTCTTTTCCGTGTTTACGGATCGCGCGATGAATCGCATATTGTGACCCACTTGTAAATGCCGCCCTGACATGGGTTGCCCACCTTGTAGTTTGGTGGATCGTTTTCCCAACGTATCGTTTGCCATTGACGCGATTGGTAATGACGTAAACAACACAAGACATCAGTTCAGCTTGCTCGGCGGCTTGGTGGGAGCAGAACCCTCGGGCGAAGTCGCTGCACCCGGAATCTCGGGCAAGTCTTCGTTGTGCGTATCCTCATCGTGGTCGACGAAGCGCATGCCGCAGTCACGGCACCGCATCGAATCCTCGTCGATCAGGCCGCTATCCTCCAACGCCGACGCAGCGCTGTGCAGGGCGACGTTGAGGGAGGCTTGGCCCATCAGGTAGTAGGGATCTTGGTCGAGTTTAGACTTCGTCAATTCATCGGCGATCGTATTCCTGCCGACAATGAGCTCGGTGATCAACAGTTCGTAGAGGAGGTGGGTGCGGCGGAGGCCTGCGTCGGAGCCGTCGTCATTGGGCATGAGTAGACTGTACCACGGAAAGGCGGAGAAGGTCACTACTTCAGGTCACTGACGAGGACACCGCTGACACCGCCCCAGATGTTGTCGCGAATGTCGCCGCGAGTGAAGGTGCCCATGCGCCTCGCAAAAATGCACTCATCGTCGAGTTCCCAGGCCTCATAGTTCTCCGCGCGGGCACTGCGACGCTTCACAAACACGAAGCGATTGCCTGGCCTGATAACCTTGAGGTCAGTCCCATCGCGGGTGTCAATGCCTCCGTCATCGCCGACCACTTGTGCTTTCTCCCAGTGATCGTTCCACCAGGCCTCATCGCCTCGATTGCGGAGCTGTTCGACGATGAGGCCACGGTTGCAGTCACTTTCTACCGTCACGCGCGAGCGGTCCCCTGCACAGCCCCGACGGATGATGTTGGCGGCCATGATCTCCGCCTTGCGGCGTGCGTTTTCACGTTCTGCGTCAGTCACGACCAAGTAATCGCTGGGCATGGGTGGGATCGTACAATGGAGAGGTGGAGAAGATCACTTCGCACAAACATCATTGAATGATCATCACTGTGTGCACCCGTATCACGGAAAGCGGATTGTTGCATGAGTGAATACGTATCAATGTGAATGGTTATCTGTGCCCACAAACCGCCCACAGAAAATTCGTGAACATGACGAGGCATCCCAACATGTATTATACGACAACCATCACCTATTTACGATCTGTGAAGGCAATAGTTCCCCACAAACGCATCAGGTCAACGGCACCATCCGTTGACCTGATATTTCTCCCACCTTCGAGAAAGGAGACACACCGTGATTCACAACCTACAGACACTACTGGTTTTGATCATCGTGCTGCGCGCTCTGCTTAAGCGCTAGCCACGACCATCTAACCAGATCTATGGGGTGCCCAAGAAATTGTGCGCCCCGTAGGTCGTTAATTTTTCGTCAGCGCCGTGAAGTTTGTTTCATATGCCCCACGGGCGCAAGATCAACATCCTTTGACACGCACTCCCATGAAGTTGTGTATGATGTCTTTCCTTCCGTCACAGTGATGCCGCACCTTGCGACACACTTATACACGCGATGTTCAGTGTCTTCATAGAAGTCACCTTGTTGCGCATCAACATCTGATATGTAACTTTTCGTCATGTATTTTCTCCTCACTTTTCCTGTTCATACCACATTGAGACAACGCCGACTGTGTCAATACCCAGAAAGTCGCACTGGCCAATAGTCTTCGCCCTACTCAGTCCAATTTCAGATTGAGGATGATGAAGGTGAAATTCATTGTGCGCAACAGCACAGAAATTACGCAGTTTGTCACCAATCAACCACTTTCCAGTGATTCGATCGGGAGTAGAGCTAGAATCAATTTCCATCACAATGCCATAAGCTGCACCAATGCCGGCGGGAAACATATTACTTTCAAACTCATGACCACGTTCGATGCTTAGGCTCATTGTACATAGTACAACACTCTACGCCCTTAACGTCGAATGGTCTCTTTCGAGACCACACAACAACAAACTCTCTACGTAAGAACTTATGCCTTCGGCGGCGTCACCACGACAGTGGCGGTGCCCGTGACACCCGTAGCAACAGTCGCCGGCATCGGTGCGCCTTCACCCACGGGCATTGCGTGGGCGTCTTTCGTCGCTTGGGCAGCGTCGGCGGTGTCAGATGCGGCAGATTTAATCGCAGCGATTTTCGCGGCGGTCACCTGCTGCGGCGTAAGTTCAGCCTCAGCGACGCCCGGGACGAGCAAGGCGAGTGAAGCGATCAACGCTGTCGATAGCGATCCCGTCGTGGCAGTATGGCCGAAGTAGACGGCAACCTGCGGAAGATCCAACACGAGGATCGGGAAGGCGACAGCGAGCCACCGCGGCAGTTTTTGCCACAGTGGTTGAAACGCACTAAACAACTTCGTCGCAGCGAGTGCGCCAGCGGTAACATACGCGGCTACTTGAACCGGATCGATCGTCATGGTGATGAATTCCTTCGTGGTTAAGTATCACCCACGTGCGGAGAACTCACCTGACGACGCGCCGAAAGTAGCCTATCGTTCGATCTAGGCCCTCGTCGAGCCCAACCCGTGGCTCCCACCCGAGCAGCTCTTTGGCCCGCGTGATGTCGGGGCACCTCTGCGTCGGGTCGTCGATGGGCATGGGCTTGTGGATGATTTGATCGCCGCGCAAGCGGTGCCGTTCAAGTGCACCGACCTTCTCAAGCACCCTCGTCGCCAGCTCAATCACCCTGTATTCATTAGGGTTGCCGAGGTTGATGGGTCCCTGCGGGTTCGCAGGCAGGTCACCCACCGCGACGATGCCACGCACCAAGTCATCAACGTAGCAGAACGACCGCCCCTGCTGGCCGTGCCCATACACCGTCAGTGGTTCACCCTGCAACGCTTGCCTGATGAAGTTGCTGATGACACGGCCGTCGTGCTGATCGAGGTGCGGCCCATAAGTGTTGAACACCCGAACCACACGCGCATCGACGCCGTACATGTGCAAGTAGTCGTAGCACAGCGCTTCGGCAGCACGTTTACCCTCGTCGTAACAAGCCCGAGGCCCATACGGATTTACATTTCCTCTATAGTCTTCGCGTTGCGGTGACACCAGCGGCTCACCGTACACCTCACTGGTCGATGCGTGGACGACGACGGCACCGTGTTCATCTGCCAGGTCGAGCACGTTTGCGGTACCCTGTGTGCACGTCATCATCGTCAAAACCGGCATGTCTTGGTATGACGGAGGAGAGGCGGGACACGCGAAATTTAAGATGAGGTCGAACTTGACATTATCCATGTTAAATTCAAAGATTGAAAACCAGTCTTGGTGATCATCGGTAACATCAGCCATGGAGAAAGTGAAGTTCGAGTGGGCCTTCAGTGCCGCCAAGTGTTCAGAGTGCTCGTCTGACGAGCAGAAGTTGTCGATGCCCCAGACTCTGTCACCCGCATCGAGGTAGTGTTTGCACAGGTGACTGCCGACAAACCCCGCTGCACCCGTGATCAAGACATTGCGGCTCATGTCACAGATCATACACCTGATTCAGGGCTCGTATCAGCCACGGGTGCCGTCTTCTTCTTAGACGCGGGGTACGATGCCACGTGCTCAGCCAATAACACTCGGGCCAAGTCAAGGGCCTTCGCCCCGTCGACGATGGTGCCGAACCACAGTTCGAAGACGTCCCTGATGATGTGGAGGGTCACTGCCAGCGCATCCTCAGCCGACGCACCTGACGCCGCATCGAGCATCTGTGTCTCCGTCATCCGGGCGACGATGCTCAGCGCCTCGCTCTCGTACTCGTCAGTGGGACAGCCCAAGCCCGTCAAACCCATCAGGTCGTGAGCAAAGAGGATCGTGGTGAAGTCCTTGACCAACAGGTGACGGGGCCGATAACCCTTACGCTTTGCCATGGGTCAATTCTATCATCACCCGCGCCCGTGTTCAGAGATGCGTGCCCACATGGGCACGACGTGAATACTTAACGACATGCCTCGCCAACCCCTCAGTGAACACGCCGTTGCCAAGATCATGAAGTCACTGCTCGAGAGGTTCGGTGAACCCATCACGGAGAGTTATGACTCACACGGGGGAGGGGCGATCCTCGCACCAGGAACACCCGTCATGGTCAAGCGCAACGGTGCACGCGTTGCTGGTCAGGTCACCTCACACATGTTCGGCCCCGGCCGGCCGGGGGGCAAGAAACAACGCAGTCAGCTCTGGTACAAGGTGTCGACCGCGGCGGGGGACATCGAGGTACGCGAAGAAGATGTGCGAGCGACTGGTGCGATCGCCGAAGACCTGACGCCCGGACCCATCAACAAGCCCACCTGCGAATCGTGCGGGGGCCTGATGGGCATGGACGAGTCGACGTGCACCCAGTGCGGACGGATGGGGACGCCGCCCGACATGGCCGAAGGCAAATACGGCGTTGCCACGTACGAACCCGACGAAGACGTGTGTCCGACGTGTAACGGTGGTGGGTTCGCTCCATCAAACAAGCCGGGAAACACCAAGAAGTGCCCGAAGTGCGGTGGCTCAGGCGAAAAACCCAAGCGCGCCAAGCGCGCCGTCAAGGAAAGCGACGGCCCCGCACGCCACCCGGGCCATGCCGCCGGCTGCACCTGCCCAGACTGTGCGCGACCGAAGGCGGACGCCAAGTTGACGGACGAGAGTTCGTCAATCGTCTACGGTGCCGAGGACTTCACGTCGAACATGCCCGCAGGCACTTCTCACCCCAAACACAAGCGGTCGAAGGTCGACGAAGTGGCGCCGCCCGGAGGCAAGAAGGTCGTCAAGGCCCTCAAGAAGCAGAAAGGCGTCGAGAACCCGTATGCCGTGGCGTGGAACATGAAGAAGCACGGCGAGATCTGATGCGGACGACAGTCAAACACCTGCGCTCATTGATCCATGAGAGCATTGACATCGAGCGGGTGCCGTCGCCCGACGAAGTGCGGACGACGTGGGAAGACCTCTACGTCAGCTCGCTGCGCAACAAGCGCAAGACGGATCCCAAGGGGGTGACACCGGGCAAGGTGTCGTTCGATGAGCTGGTCAGCTGGC